TTGCGTCTGGCGCTGGCATGGGATTTTCCATGTCCCGCATGCGCCGGCTGGTCAAGATTCAGTTCAACGGCAAACTGTACCAGGCACTAGAAGAAGACATACCGGAGCTTCTGGAGACGCTGGAAGAGCAAGCCGAGCAGAAGATCAAGAAGAAGCGCAACGCACGCGCCAAGCCTGCACCTGTTGCGGTTGTTGTTAGCGCGCCTGCTGACGTGCTGCCAAGCCTGCAATCGCGGATTGATGACGTAAACCATTCCATAGGCGTCCTATGGGGCGTTGATGAAGACGAGGACGAGGAGCTATTGTGGTTGATGCTGTAAACGAACGTGCCGCTGTTGAACTTGGCCGAAACGCTGATCTGGTGCTGTCCAACCCGGCATACGCCGACGCAATGGCGCGCATGAAATCCGAAGTGATCGCTACATGGAAAGACTGCCCGGTGCGTGACCGTGAAGGGCAGTTGCTGCTGCTGCAACTGGCAAAGCTCACCGACAAGTTCGAAGCCATTTTGGCAAGCATGGTGCAAGGCGGAAAACTTGCACAGCACAAGATCAACATCGAGTCAGAGCGCAACGAATCGCGCACACAACGATTTTTGAGGAAAGTAGCATGAGCAATCAACTGTATAGCGGGCAGGGTCGGGACATCAACGTCTTCGCGGGGCAATCGCTTGCGGTGTCGTCCATTACGGGCGCGTACACGGCGACGATCATTGCTGGCGCTGGCATTGGCACTGCTTTGGCGACGGATTCGACTGGCGGGGCTACGTATGGGCCGTATTCTGGTGGCGTGACGATTCGTCTCAAGGCGGGTGAGGGTGCTTTGCTGGACTATGAAGCCGCTGTTAGCCCGGTGCTGAACTATGCGGGGCCTGCGCGGCTTGGCTATTCGGCTGCGGGTGATACGTCATCCGTGGTGGATACGGCTGGGAATTGGCCGCTCCCGGTCCGGCCAAGCGGCGATACCACCGGCGTGCGTGACGTTGCAACGATTCAGGCAGTGATCGACGCCATGCCTTCAACCGGCGGCGTTCTCAGATTTGCCGCTGGTGTGTTCTATCTCGCATCGGAAATCAATGTTTCCAAGACGATGAAAATTGAAGGCGCGGGTGGTGGCATTGGTGGAGATGCCGGGACCGATCCGTCAATTGCGGCCACTACCATCAATGTCATCAGCCAAACAGCGAACGGATTTAATGTGTCGGCCAGCGGCTGCACGTTTCGGGATTTTGCCTTGATCAATACGTATGCTGGCACGCCGACTGCGGGCGCTGGCATCAAGAACACCAGCAATACGACAACAACAATTGATGCGATAACGGTTCTCGGCTTTTACAACCTTCTCGATCTTGCTGGGGTCTACTACTCAGTCACGAATTGCCGCCTGTATGACGGAGTGAACTTCTACGCTTATCACCATTCACTGACTAGTCCATACGACGATCACGGTGATTTTGTTTTTGCGAACAACGTGCTTTCCGGGTGGAAAAAGAGCTATACAGCTGTGGCTCAACTTCGGTGGGAGGGTGGCGGTGGAATTCGCATCGTTGGAAACAAGTTCAACGGAGCGACACAACCCGGTAACGTGAGCGCGGGACACGCTGAATATTGCATTCAGTGTCTAGTCAAGGATGCAATCACCACCGGGTCGCTGGTCATCACAGGGAACAGTATTTCTTCCAAAGTCGGCACTACGGCAAATGTCTACGTAGGGGCACTCGGCCCGACATACAACGGCGCTTTTACGTCCGTGTCGATTGTCGGAAATGAAATTGCCGTTGGTGTGTTGGGCATCGTCGTCGAGGGAAATGCCAGTTACAACGACAAGATCAAGGGCGTTCACATCGCCGAAAATATCTTTTCGTTCATGAGCGGTAGCGCCGTGAAAATCAGGTATGCGCGCCGCTGTCACATCGGACAGAATTCCCACAATGGCGCTACCGGAACAGACCCAATAATTGACATCCCAGACCTGTCTGCGGATTGCCAGTCTCTGTCAATCGACAAGCAGTTTATTGATGAAGCGGCCACGTCGCGTGACATCATCCGCGACAACCGAAGCATAGGCAACACTCCTGGCGCGCTCAGTAATGGCGTGGTGTACGACTACACGCAGGGCCTGGACATTTCGACTGTCAGCACTTGGAAGCAGATATTCAAAATCGAGGTAACGAATCAGGCGGCTGGGAAGTTTACGCTGGATATTGATGGCCGCTCGACGGATGCGAGCAATACATCACCGAACCGCAAAGGCGTGACATGGAGGCAGGAGCGATCCTTTGATGTCAACGGCTCTGGTGCCGTAACGCTTGCCACCATCGGTACGGACTACTCTGGCGGCGCTGCGGCGGCGTTCATCAACACCCGGTTTACGCTGACCGCAAATTACATCGCGGTCGAGGTGCAGTCGGTGGACGCGACGAACTGCGTACTGTGGGGCATGGCACGGTTGCGGGTGACTGGCAAGCTCCAGCGATTCCACATCGGCACTTGATTCCCATCCCCTGCCAGGTGAGGATAGGAATGATTTCCGGCTAATCACCTAGCCATTTAGCGACCGTCGAGAGACGCCGCAAACCCCTTCCGGTGACTTTGGGGAGGGTTTCAGACTTAGGACTAACGATGTCGGACACGCAAGAAATTGCACCCGCAGGCGGTCTAGATGACCTTGCCGCATTCCTCACGGACACGCCGGAAACGGAACCCGAAAACGAGGATGAAGGCGCGGAAGAATCCATCCAAGAGGACACGGAGGACGCCGCAGACGATCAACCGGAAGAATCGGACGAGGAAGGCGACGAGCCTAAATCGGAAGAGGAAGAACCCGACGAAACGCCGAAACCTGATCGAAAGATAGCCGTCACTATCAAGGGCGATGACGGAGAGGACACGACTACGGAAGTGTCCGAAGAGGAACTTGTCAAGGGCTACACCCGCCAAGCCGACTACACGCGCAAGACGCAGGAGTTGGCGCAGCGCGAGACGCAGGCCGTCGAGTTCCTCAAAGGCAAACACGAAGAAATCCGCAACAGCTATTTGCAGCGCGCCGAAACGATTGAGGCGGCGTTTACGCAGATGGCCGGGATCAAGTCAGACGAGGAAATGGCGCAATTGGCGCACTCTGACCCTGCGGCGTGGGTGCAAGAAAGCCAGCGCAAGCAAGCAATCATGGGCTTCGTCAGTAACTTGCGTCAGCAGACGCAGGCAGAACGCGAGCAGGCGCAACAACAAGCGCAGCAGGCCCAACAGCAGGCACAAAAGAGCATGTACGAGCGTGCATGGTCCGAACTGTCCAAAGACAAGATTGACAAGCCGACGCTGAAAAAGATTTACGAAGGCGTGCAAGCGGGCTATGGCTTCACCGAGCGCGAATTGTCCGAGGTCTACGACCCCCGGCTGGTTCGCATGTTCCGTGATGCGCAGCAGTACCGGGAACTGAAGGCCAAAGCGCCCGAAGTGAAGAAGCAAGCCGCACAAGCGCCGCGCCCGCCGAGTAGGCAGGCGCAAAACCTCAACACACGCAAGAGCCAAGAACTGGACCGCAAATTCAAGGGCGGACGGGCACGGCTCGATGACCTGGCTTCCTACCTAAACATGAGGTAAACAAAATGACTGTTCCATCAAACCTGTATCAGAAGGCGTCTCTCAAGGGCGACCGCGAGGACTTGCTCGACAAGATCTTCAACACCGACCCGACCGAGACGCCTGTTATGTCCGGCTCTGGCCGGCAGACCGCGACCAACACGCTGCACGAATGGCAACGCGATAACCTCGCAACTGCCAACAAAGACAACGCCATGATCGACGGCGATGACGTGACGCTGGACGCGCAGACCCCGACCGAGCGAGTGGGCAACTACCCGCAGATTTTCGCCAAAAAGCCCGGTACTTCGCGCCGCGCCAACCTCGTCAAAAAGGCTGGCCGTGGTTCGGAACAGGGCTACATTCGCGGCAAGGCGATGCTGGAGATCAAACGCGATATCGAGGCGTCGATCCTGTCGAACAATGCCGCTGTGGCTCCTACCACTTCGGTTGCGCCGAAATCGGGCGGCCTGGGCGTGCAGCTGTACGTCAATGCGCTGCATAACGGCGCGGGTGCAACTGCATCGTGGACCACTGGCGCACCGACGACCGCTGTGACTGCAGGCACGAACCGCGCTTTCACGGTAACGCTGATGAACACGGCTTGCCAAAACGTCTTTGGACAATCGGGCAAGTTCGTGGAGATGGCAGTGATGTCGCCTTCGCACAAGGCCACGTTCTCCGGCTTTGCAGGCATCGCGGCTAACCGCTTCGAGGTCAAGGGCAAGAGCCAAGGTGTCGTGGTTGCGGGCGCGGACGTTTTCATGTCCGATTTTGGGGCGATCTCGATTGTTCCTCATTGGGCAATGGTCGGCGCAACAGACGTGTTTTTGCTGAACACCGAGTTCATCGATACCGCCTGGCTCGATGGCTTCCAGACGAAAAAGCTCGGCATTAGCGGCGACAGCGAGCGCGAGTTGATCACGGCTGACGTTTGCTTGGCTGTGCGCTCCTCGAAGGCACAGGCGAAGATCGCCAACCTGACGCCCTAACGGGTAAGGGCTAGACCGCCAGAAAGGTCCGATGGGGTGCGAGGCCCCTCCACATTCTTAACGTCGATGAGACGCCGGAGCCACACATGACCCCTATTGAACGCTTCAAAGTTGATGAAGGCGTGAACGCTTACGGCGTGCGCAAGACCGTTCACTTCGACGGCGATCAAGTCGTATCGGAATTTTCCTACGACGCAGAACCCATCATTGAACAGTGCAAGGAAGAGCGCATTGTTTCCGCTGGTGAGCGGTGGGGCGATGGCCGCAAGATCGGCACGCTTCCCCCGACTGTGCTGGCGCAAGTGTTTGCTATTCAAGGCGTTGACGAGCGCAAGAAGTTCATCCTGAACTACCTGCGGGCTAATCCCGCGTTCGTGTCGTTTGACAAGTTCCTCAAATGAACTACAGCAGCCTCAAGACGGGCATTGCGGTCTATCTGAACCGCACCGACCTTACGCAGTACCTGCCTGACTTTATCGAACGCGCAGAGGCGTTTTTGCGTCGGGAGATTTACGCATCTGACACGGAAACGAGCATCAGCGGAACGACCAGCGGCGGAGTTATCGCCCTGCCCGCAGACTTTGGCGAGTTGCGCCGGTTGACGGTGACAAGCCACGGCGTCGAGCGCGATCTTGATTACAAGTCGCCAACCTATAACGCCACCGGGTCAGGCGCATTGCCTGATTCCTACGCATTCGAGGGCGGCGCGATTCGCCTGTTCCCGGAGGCTGGCACGGGCTACCCGTACACCTTGTACTACCGGCCAACAATTCCAGCATTGTCTGATGCAAGCCCGACCAACTGGCTGACCAATATCGCGCCAGACCTGTACCTGTACGCATCTGCGCTTGAGGGTGCGCGGCACATCAAAAACACGGAAGAGATTGCAACGCTGTCGGCCATGCTTCCGGAATTGCTCGATTCTGTGCGCGGGTACATCAAGCGCCGCGCAATGCCGACCCTTAGCGGCTTGCGGATGCGTCCTAGTGGCGTGATTGGCCGTCGATGACTCCATTAATGGGTTTTGCTCCGGACGTGGAAAGCACGACGCCGGGGGTGCTTGTTGACTGCGCGCAACTGATCCCGTTTGAAAGCGGCATGGAGGCGGCGCCCGGCCTGACGGTTCCCACTGGTGTAGGCGCACTCGCTGCGGAGTGTCGCGGGGCTGCGGTAATCACCAAGCTAGACGGAACACGCCGGGTGATGGCCGGCACTGCTACGCATCTTTATGAACTGGTGTCCACAACATGGACAGACCGCAGCGCGGCAACCTATACCGGCAGTGGCGACACGCGCTGGAGCTTTACGCAGTTCGGTGACGCCACGATAGCGGCGAACCGTACAGACACGATACAGCGCACGACGAGCGGGTCATTCGCGGCGATCAGCGGCGCACCAAAGGCGAAGATTGTCTTTACGGTCGGCTCGTTCGTGATGGCTCTGAACGTCAACGACGGCGCGGAAAAGCCCAACGGCTGGCACTGCTGCGCGAGTTTTGACGATACCGACTGGACAGAGGATGTCGCTACGCAGAGCGCATCGGGGCAGTTGGTTGCTACACCCGGAGAGCTAACGGCAGGGGCAAGACTTGCCGAATATGCCGTTGCGTTCAAGAAAAGCAGCACGTATCTCGGGCAGTACGTCGGAGCGCCTAGCGTTTGGGATTGGGTGGCCGTTCCCGGCGATGTTGGATGTGTCGGGCAAGAGGCGGTATGCGACATTGACGGTGCGCTGTTCTTTGTCGGCGCTGACAACTTTTGGGTGTTCGACGGCACCCGGCCTATTCCTGTTGGGGATGATCTGCGCCAGTGGTTTGCGGATAACGCCGACGCGACGAACCTCTACAAAACAAAGTGCATCTATGACCGCAGGCAGCGCCGGGTGTGGGTGTTCTACCCCTCGGCGGGGTCGAGTTCGTGCAATTCGACGCTGGTCTATCACCTGAAAACAAAGCAGTGGGGAAGGGCCAATCGGAGCATCGAAGCGACGATCAATTACGTCTCTGCCGGTGTCACTGTAGACACGCTCAATACTCTTGCGGCGACGATTGACGCACTGCCAGATATTCCGCTCGATTCGCCTTTTTGGCTTGCTGGCTCAAGTGCATTGGCGGTGTTCGATACATCGCACCAGGTCAACACGATGACCGGAGCGCCTGCGGCAAGTTCGTTCACAACCGGGGACGTTGGAGAGGATGACGCGGTAACTACCTTGCAGCAAATCCGGCTGCGGTTTTCTGCTGGACGCGGACCAACCACGGCAAGCGCAACGGCGTATTCAAAGATGGCAACGGGCGACGCCTTCGCTGTCGGGCAGACAACGCAAATCAATGATGGCAAGTTCGACGTGCTGCAGTCTGCGCGCTGGCACCGGGCCGTTATCAACATGACGGGAAGCCCGAGAGTTACGGGCATTCGTCCGCAGATCAAAGGGGCCGGGAAGCGATGAGGGCCAATTCCACGCCGCGCATCAGCGGTGATCCAGACCTCACACGCGAACTGCGGGAACACGCGGTTCTTATCAACCTGATGACGGATGGCCGATTAGCCGGGACGAACAACGCGACAACGGCGGCGCCCACGACTGGCACGCACGCGGTGGGCGATTTCGTCAGGAACAGCGCACCGGCAGAGGCGGGCAGCGCGTCGAGCAAATACGTGATTTTGGGGTGGGTTTGCACCGCAGGGGGCACGCCCGGTACATGGCTTCAATGCCGCGTTTTAACAGGAAATTGACATGGCAGACGCATGGACTCAACCGTATCAAAAGAACTTCTTTGACAACGCTCAAAGGATAGGCCAATCGGCTTACACGCCGTTCGGGCAGAGTACGCAAGTCGGGGCGAACCCGATGCAGCAGCAATCCTGGCAGAACACGTTCAACCGTGGCATGCAGGGTGCGCCAGAGGTATCGGCTGCACGCACGCAGATGACGGACACGATCAACGGCGGCGGCTTCGCATCAAACCCGTATCTGTCCGGCTCCAATCCGTACCTGCAAAGCACGATTGATTCGACGCTAGGCGACATCACCAAGAATTACAACCAGTCGGTAAAGCCTGCCATGAGTACCGCACAGGCCCGGTCTGGTTCGTTCGGTAACTCAGGGTTGCAGCAGATTCAGGCGGGGCAGGAGCAAACGCTTGCGCAGGAGCTTGGCCGCGCATCGTCGAATCTGCGGTATGGCGACTATCAGAACCGCAGTCAACTGTACGACAACGAGCGCAACCGGCAGATGCAGGCCACGCAGAACGCGCCGAACTTCGCCAATGTGGACTACGTTGATCTTCAAGCTATGCAAGGTGCCGGAAATTCGCTACAGAATCAGTCGCAGCTAGAGCGTACCGCCGATTACGGGCAGTACACCGATGCCCGCGAATGGCCGTTCAAGACGCAAAGCGCATGGGGCGGCGCAATGGGTGCTGGTGGCGGCTATGTACCGCCTGCGGCCACTGCGAACAAGGGCGCGAACGTGCTTGGCGGGGCACTCGCTGGTGCGCAGATCGGCTCAGGAATTTGGGGAAAGGACAACCCAAGTGCAGGCATGTGGGGCGCTGGAATTGGCGGTCTGTTAGGGCTTTTTTAAGGATCAACAATGATGAATCAACCGTTTTCCGGTGGCTGGCGTTTTGGCGATCGCCCTACGTCCGTCGAGGCGCTGTATCAGAACCCGCAGGCGATCAGCAACGACTTTTTGAAGAAGGTAGCCGCGCTCGGACAAGACCCGGCAAAGCAGGGGCTACTTGACCAGGCCACGACTGCAACGCCGCTAACGGGCTTGCTGGAGGCGCCGGGTTCTAGCGGTGGTGGTGGGCGCGATGTCGAACAGTCGGCGGGCGCTCCATCGAACAGCACTGGATACAACACTAACGCTCCCGCAATGTCGCCAGCCATTACCGCAGCATTGAGTGCAACCGGCATGGGTTTCATGTCGCCGCTTGCAAAAATGGCATATGACGCAGTGGCGCGCAACGGCTTTAACGCTACACCCGGATCAATCACCGACCCTTCGCTGACGTTTGGTTCAAGTGCATGGACAAACGCGGTTAACGCAAACGCGGCTGCGCGCGCAGCTAGGCAGGCAGGTGCTGGAGATTCCTTCGGCGGAGGAATCATCGGCGATGTGTCATTTGGCGACGGTCCTGGCATGGGCATGGGTGGCATGGGCGGCGCATTCGGCGGCGGTGGCGCAAGCCTTGGCAATGAGGCAGGGCTTGGCCTTGGTGGCGACATCGGCGGCGGCTACGGGTTCGGCGGCTTGGGCGACTGGTAAGGGGGCAAGATGGGCTTACTCGATTTTGAAATGCCCGGGCTGGATACGCCACAGGGGCAAGGCTTGCTCTCGGCGGCATTTAGCCTGATGCAGGCCAAGAAACTGCCGGGGCAAAAGGGCGCGTTTGCCGGCGCTTTGGGTGACGCTGGACAGCAGTATCTGCAGAGCAGCAACGCCAGCCAAGACCAGATGATGAAGCGCAAGTATCTGGACGCGCAGATGCAGGCGCAGCAGATGCAGCTTGAGGCGGCGCGGCGTCAGCAGGCGGAACAAGAGCGCGTACAGGCGGCTGTGCGCAATGCGTTCAGCCCTATGGGTGCATCGCAGGCAATGGCCGGTGGTGGCGGGCCTACGAGTGCGAACGCGGCCAAGCTCGGGCAGATGCCGCAATTCGACCCGCTGCAATTGCTGCGCGATGGTGGCATGGGTGCGCTTGAGCAGGGCATGAAGATCAATGGCGCGCTGAACCCTGTTCGTAAACAGACGGTTGTTGCGCCTGGCGCATCGATCTTCGAGACTGGACCTGACGGACAAGGCCGGGCCATCTTCACAGCGCCAGACAAGGCCGACAAGCCGACTTCAGGCATTCAGGAATACCAGTTCGCCAAGGAACAGGGATACCCCGGAACCTTCCAGCAGTACAAGATGGAAATGGCGAAGGCTGGCGCAACTAGTGTCAATGTCGGCGGGTCAAAAAACATCTTCCAGCAAGAGGGCGAACAGAGCAAAGCCTATGGCAAGGGAATGGGCGATTTGCGGATTGAGATTCAAAAATCGGCGTTCAATGCCCCGGGACAAATTGCCAAATTGAACCGCTTGGAAGAACTTCTACAGGGCGTCGAAGGCGGAAAACTTGCCCCGCTTGGAACAGAAGTTTCCGGGTTGGCGCGGTCGCTCGGTTTCAACATTGACCCGAAGTTGGGAAACAAACAGGCTGCGGAAGCCTTGGCGGTTGAAATGGCACTGTCCATGAAGCCGGTCGGGTCTGGCGCAATGTCGGATCGGGATTTCGAGAACTTCATGCAGACGGTTCCAAGTCTGTCCAAGACGGCAGAGGGCCGAAAGCAGATCACGCAAACGCTCAAGGCGAAGGCGAAGCGCGACATGGAGATAGGGAAAATGGCCCGATCCTATGCGGCGAAAAACAACGGCGTCATTGATGACGGTTTCCTAGATCAGGCGGCGGGCTACTCGGCGCAAAACCCGATTTTCTCTGGCGGCGCGGCACCAGGCGCAAACGTGGACGCGCTGGTTAACAAGTATCGGAGCAAGTAATGGCGTCACTCGCTGAACTGCAAGATGCGCTGGTAAACGCCGACAAAGCCGGGGACACTGCGGCGGCGCAACAGTTGGCCGACGCCATCCACGGTATGCGCTCCGTGCAGGACGCAAAGCCAGCGGCGGCGCAGGCTGGCGGCATGATCAATGATGTCGGGCGACAAGTCGGATTGACTGCGCGCTACGGGCTGGAAGGTCTTGCAAACACCGCGCAACTGGTGACGGAGCCGCTTCGATACGTTACCGACCGATTGACCGGGCAAACTGGCAAGACCCGTCCATTGGGCGCGATGGCGACACAACTAGCGGACTCCGTGGGCCTACCAAGCCCGCAAGGCGCGAACGAGCGCACAGTAGGAGAGGCAACCCGACTAATGGCAGGCGCAGGCGGCATGGCGGGCGGCGCTGGCGCCTTAGCCAATCGGGCTGGTCCCGTCGCCGGAAAAGTGCTTTCCTCGTTGTCGGCCAACCCCATGCAACAGGTGACAGCGGCGGCTGGCTCTGGCCTTGCTGGCGGAGCGTCCAAGGAGGCGGGCGGCGGCTTCTGGCAGCAACTTGGTGCGTCCGCATTGGGCGGCATCGCTGGTGGCATGGCACCGTCCGGCGTGTCTGCGTTGCGCGATGGATTCAACGCATTGAAGCGTGAGGCTGGCGGCGGCATGACCCCGCAGCAACTTGACGCGAAAATCAGCCTTGTTTTGCAGCGTTCCGGCGTCGATTACAGCGCAGTACCGGAGCGCGTGAAGCAAACCATGCGGTCGCAGATGCAAGGCGCGCTGGAGGCCGACAAGGAAATTAACCCGCAGGCGGCAAGTCGCTTGCTTGACTTCACGCGCACAGGCACGACGCCGACGCGCGGCATGGTGTCACAAGACCCTGTGCAGATCACCCGAGAAATGAACCTCGCCAAGATCGGCGCAAATTCGTCTGATACCGACCTGCACGGCATGGCACGCCTGCAAAACCGCAACAACACGCGGTTAATCGAAAACCTGAATGAGGGCGGCGCAAATCGTGGCGACCTGTTTCGCGCTGGTCAGGCGAACATCGACAACATCCAAGGCCGGGACGCGTCCCTTAATCGCTGGGTGAACGAGCTTTACACCGCAGCCAAAGCAATGCCCGGAGGAGAGACGCAATTGCAGCGCAAGGGGGTTGTGGACGCGGTGTTCAACAACTTGGCGCGTGAGAACAAGCTATCCTATTTGCCAGCCGACATTGCCGAGACGCTGAACACGATCAGCACTGGGCAGATCAGGCGCAACGGGCAGACGTTCGATGTGCCGTTTGACGCAAAGGTGCTTGATAACCTGCTGACAGACATTGCGCGGGCACAGCGCGGCACGCAAGACGGCAATATCAAGGCGGCGCTATCCATTGCCCGCAGCGCCATCGACAACGTGTCACTGACGCCGATCAAGACCACATACGGCGGGAACCAACTAGTCACGGCGCAAACCGCGCAGGGTATGCGAACCGCAGACGGGCAGGCTGGCGAGTTCATGGGGGCGCTGAATCAGGCGCGTGCTGCTGCGCGTCAGCGGTTCGGCTGGCAAGAGTCGTCGCGCCCTGTCGAGGCGGCGCTAGGCAACGGCGCTCCTGACAACTTCATTCAGCGTTTTGTTGTTGGCGGAACGCTGGATGATGCAGCAGCAGTTGCCGCGAATGGCAACGCGATGGAGACAAAAAACGCCATCGTCGCGCACCTGAAAGACAAGGCACTTAGCAGCGCATCGGATGAAATCGGCAAGTTCAGCCAAGCGGCTTACAACAAGGCGCTGAAGTCAATCGGTGATCGCAAGTTGTCTTTGTTCTTTGACGCGCAGGAAATCGAGCAGTTGAAATCGGTTGGCAGAGCGGCCAGCTACATGACAAATCAGCCCGTTGGCTCTGCCGTGAACAACAGCAATTCAGGCGCTTTGGGTGTTGCCAAGATGTACGACGCGTTGCGCGCAGGCATCGGCATGGTTCCCGGCGTTGGTCCGGTAACGGCTGGACTGTTGGATGTGACGCTCGGAAACCCTACGAAGGCCGCAAGCGGCTTTCTGGCGCAGCGGCAAGCGCAGAACTTCGCGCCGGGTTTGTTGGTGAATCAGCGTAATCCGATGGCAGAGCGATTGCTACTGCCGGGGGCAGCGAACGGCGGATTACTTGCCGCGCCAAGCGTTCCAAGCAACTAGGACGCACATAGCGATTACCCAGCCAAGCATTATTGGATCTATCGTCATCCCTCAATCCTAACCGCCTTCGGGCGGTTTTGTCATTTCTGGAGCCTAAATGGCCGCACCGACCTTAATCACCGAGCTTTCACAGACCGCAGGCAGCAACGGGCCAGCCGGTTCCGTCAGTCCCATCGAGCTTGATAACTACGACCGGGCGCACGCATCGTTCATCGCCCAATTGCGCGACGGCAAGGGCCACGCGGCTACTGCTTCTGTAGCGTCGGCCACTACAACCGACATCGGCGCGGCAAATAGCCTGTCCGTCGAAATCACCGGCACGACGACGATAACGGGCTTTGGAACCGCCTACAGCGGGCCGCGTCTGCTGCGTTTTGCCGGGGCTTTGACGCTGACCGACAGTGCGAGTCTGGCGCTTCCTGGCGGGGCGAATATCACCACGGCGGCGGGCGATACGTGCATTGCATCACCGAACCTTGCGGCAAGCGGCTGGAACGTGTATGCCTATCAACGGGCAGCGGTTTTCGGCGGGCCGACATTTTCGGCATACCTTGCCTCGTCTGGCGGATCGGTGAGCGATTCGACGTTCACGAAATGCCTGTTTGATACGGAGTTGTGGGACACGGACAACAACTTTGCTTCCAGCCGGTTCACGGCGACCGTCACCGGCTACTACCAGTTCAACGCCAGCTATCAGTTGTCGGCGCCCGCGCCTGGGTTTCTGACCATCTACAAGAACGGGGCCGAACATAAGCGCGGCTTATGGCCGGCATCGACTGGAGCGGCGCAGAACTTCGCAGTATCCGGTCTTTTGAAGCTCGATACGGTTGGCGACTACGTGGAAATCTACATCCGGCACACGGGCGTCGGTGCTCTCACTCCTCAGGGCGGGGCTTTGAATACTTGGTTTGACGGTCACTTTGTAAGGGGTCTGTGATGCTGTACGACAAGATCAAGGCGATTTACCCGGCTCTTACCGACGCCGACTTCCTGGACAGGATCAGGCTGCAAGATGACGGAGCAGGGCCGTATATCGCGCACTGGCCGAAAGACATGCAGCGCCCGACAGACAAGCAAATCGAGGACGCAAAGCCGATCAAGGAAAAGCCCGCAGACCCGGTGCAATTGCTGGCCGACTTCCTCAAGGCAAACCCCGCTGTCCTGGCGCTGGTGTCTAAATGATCGTCCTGCAATCAATCCTCCTGATGTGGGCGCTGTACATCGTCGGCGTGCAGTACAAGCGCGGCGGTGCATGGCTGGCGATGTACCCGGTCGCATTCGCTGCGCTCGTCCTTGATTGGGCGATGAACTACACGATCTTCGCGGTGATGCTGTGGGACTTCCCGCGCAAAGGCGAATGGACGTTTTCTACACGGCTGGAGCGGCTTGTGCGCTCTACCGGCTGGCGACAAGTGCTGGCGCAAGCCATCGCGCATTACATGCTTGACCCGTTCAACCCTGATGGAGTCCACGTCAAATGACAAATCTGTACGCTGTAATCCTGTCGCTCTACATGATGGCTCCGGCGATGGCGCAGCAGGTCCTACCCAAAAGCCCACTTGCCTACAGCCTGCGTGAATACGGCCTGATCCTGGCCATTGCCATGCTCGGGGGGTTCGTGCGCTGGTACAACGCGGTGCGCCGGGGCGAGTCAGCGGTTTACGACCTGCGGACTCTGGTGGGCGAACTGTTCACCAGCGCGTTTATCGGCATCCTGACGTTCTGGGCTTGTGAAGCCATGAGCGTCCAGCCGCTGGTCACTGCTGCCCTTGCAGGCATGGCCGGACATGCTGGCGTTGCCGGGTTGTTGTGGGCCGAGCGGATTATGAAGCGATTCTTTGAGCGCAAGTATGGCGTAGAGGCCAGCGACCACGCACCGTTAGGCGACAAGTGACTCTGTTCTACCGCCTCGTCATGTGGTGGTGGGAGGCTCGCAACGGCGCTGCAGAGGTCGATTCGGGCTACCCGCAACACCAGTCTGACGACCCGATACCCGAAGGCTTTGACCTTCGTGACATGCAGCCGCCGCTGAGTTTTTTGGACACCTTTCCAGGCGAACAAGAGGACGACAAATGAAGCCATCCGACAACTGCCTGGCCATCGTGCGCCGGTTCGAGGGCTTCCGTGCCTCGCCGTACCTGTGCCCGGCTGGTGTGCCAACCATCGGATACGGATCAACCCGCTATGAGGACGGTTCAAAGGTCAGCCTGACGGACCCGCCGATCACGCAGGAGCGGGCAGACCAGATCATGCTATCTACGCTCTCCACAGAGTACGCGCCAGCCGTCAATCGGTACGTCCGCGCGTCGATCAACCAGAACCAGTTCGACGCGCTGACGGACTTTGCCTACAACTGCGGGGCAAAGAACCTGCTGAACAGCACGCTGCTGAAACGATTGAACGACCTTCGGTACGACGACGCGGCCGAGCAGTTCGATAAGTGGGTTTACGCGGACGGCAAGATTCTGGCGGGCCTGGTGAAGCGCCGGGCGGCCGAGCGTATCTTGTTCGAGACGAAATGAGCATCGCCGCAAAGCTCGTCCTGCTGATCGCCGTTTTCGTCGGCGGGATGATGGCGGGCATCAAGTGGCACGCGGGGCAAGACGCCATCAAGGAAAACGCCCGCCAGGTCAACCAGCGCGCCACGGAGCGCCTGCAGCGGCAGAACAGCAACACGGCGGCGGTTGCGCATGAATCGGACAAGGTGCGGATCGAGACTGAGTACCGCGACGTAATCAAGGAGGTCCAGCGTGTTGTTGAAAAGCCTGTGTATCGCAACGTGTGCCTTGATCCTGACGGCCTGTCAGTCATCGGGGACGCTCTCGCCAGAGCCTACAACGATCCCGGCGAACCTAGCAACGCCGTGCCCAAAGCTGCAACCCCCAAGTGACGGCACATCGGCGGCGGTGCTGAAATGGATTGTCGAGGCGATACGGGAATCGGGGGAGTGCCGGTCGAGGCATCAGAGACTTGTCGAGGCATGGCCGAAGCAATCGCAGCCCTGACCCTGCTGCGCGACCGCTACAAAGCCGCAGGCAAGCTCATTGCGGCTCGGACGGTTGATCGGTGCATTGCGGTGGTGCGGCGGATCGGATAGCGGCGGCAAGGTGCTTTTGAATGCGCCACGCGAACGGCTCAGGCAGTGGCAAGTCATCAGCATTCCTTACAAGTTCCGTCACGGCTTGTCTCCTGCTGCTGCGATCATGGCGCGGTAGGTGGCTGCGATTTCTTCCCTTGTCGCGTCAAGGTCGCTGTCGCTTGCTTTCATCAACGCCACGGTGCCGGTTGTAATAATTCCCGGCGTAGGCTCAATCGGCATCAGCGCCATCCCTGGCGGCACTGCGGCAGGGGCGGGCTGTGCTGCCAGTGCTGCGCGCCGGTTCCATGCGGCGATTGCATCATCCTTGCTGGAAAAGCTGTACTCCGGGCAGGCGTCACGGTCGTAGTTCTCGCCGACTGCGCAGTGGCAATCCGGGCCGGTGCAGGCCACGAAATACTGTTCGCGCCCACCCCATTCTGTGCCGGTAATAGACGCGCCGGAGCCGCAAAACGGGCAGGGCAGAAGCGTCTCACGCTCTATCGTGATCTTGGTCATTCGTCGTTCTCCCAATAAGACATTTCCTCGTCGGCGGCGGCCTCTGGTGTTTCGCTGTAAAAGGTGTCGCCGTGGGTCTGTAAATCCTGATCCATGCAGGCGTGCCCAATTTCAGCCAGCTTGGTCGCCTCCTTGGTATCCAGCGCTGCCACATCAACAATGCGCGCAGCGTACCGGCGCACCCATTCTTCGCGGGTGAGTTTGGCGTCAGTCATCATTCATCCTTGGTTGGTGGGGTGGGGGTTAGGCGGGCGGCGTAATCCAGTAACCTGCTTACTGGTTAAGGGCTTATCCAGTAACCTAGCTTGCTGTTTAAGAGCGGCCTGTCGTTCTGCATCGCGGCGGGCATCGGCGGTTGTGTACCAGGCCACTGTCAGACCTCGTAATCGTCGGGCAGGTTGTCGCCACCTTGGCTATGCTGCGGCGCTCTGCGGTACTGGTAGCACGGTAGGCTCATGGCAAGCCGAAGCGCCATTGCAGCGGTCTGGATGGCCTCGTCTCTGATGTCCTGCTGCGTCACGCCCTTGTGCGGTTCGTAGGTGTGTTGCAGCATGGCCTTCGTCAGTTCGCCGAATTCCTCGCCAAGCACGGCCAGCGCGTGCAGCGGGTCGGTGGGCCAAGTCGGGAACTTCTCGGTTGCTCGGGCCAATTCGGCCATAACGCTGTCTTGTACGTTCATGTCATTTCCTGTCTAAGGTGGTGTGAGGAAATCCGCCATCCGTGGCGCGAGAGGGGCGCATCACGCACCCCCTTTAGGCGCGGCAGTCATGCTGCATACTCCTGTTCTGCGGTTTCGCAGAACAATCCGCACGATGGAAGCGCCTCGTTTCTCATCGCCTTGCCTGTGGGCAGTTCGTGCAGCGGGAACCGTTGCCCCTTGAGCGGGCCTGACCTGTGAACAAGGATGTACGCTCCGGGGCCAATCTCAGATTCGACCTGGGCCAGCCGTTCGAACTCTGCCGGATAGTCCTCGCGGATTGCCCGGAAATATCCCTGCCCGCCCTTCACGCAACCGATGCAGTTGGCGTTTTCGTAGCCTTGCAGGTACATCGCTGGCAGCTTGATTCCTGCGCGCTCTACCATCGACTTGCAATCTTCCTTGGTCAGGCCACGATCGATCAGCGGCGTCCAGATCGGACGATCAGGGAATCTGTCGCGGAAGTCGTCGGCTCGGTCTGGTTCATCAGCGGTAAACCCAAGCACCATAATGTCTCCCGGCTGCTTCCATGCGTCCAGAAGTCCGCGCTTTAGTCTGATGGAGCAGGCGGCTCCACGAATCCCTTTGATGAAACGGGTTCGCCGGAACACCTCAATCACATCCGCACCGTACTTTTCATCACGCAGCACGGTTATGGACTTGCCGAACCACGCCTCGCAGTCGGCGGCAAATCTCCGGTTATCTGGGTGCTCGTTCGCCAGATAGGCATTCAGGATGATCGCGTCGGGGTGATCGACAAGAGTAAGTTTGGTGGCAACCGCAGACGCTGCGCCGCAGGAGAATTGGCAGACAATGCGGCTCATACCGCACCCTCCGCGCACCGGGCTTTTAATCCGTTGGTCGGCAGTTCGAGCCTGCCACGTCCTACCAATGAAAGCGGCATCATTTCGGTGTCACTCCTGGCGGCTGGTGAGAGAAATTTCTCCAGCCGCTTTGGTTTTTGGGTCATGGTTCAGTCTCATGCTTCCGCAACAACGCCCCTGCTTTTTCATAAGCCGCCCGCACCTCGTCAGGCATACGTCCGTGGTGGCGGTCGCGCAGCACCATGTACAGTTCGCGCAGCGTATCGTGCAGTTCGGTGCTACTGGTGCCAAGGCGCGCCGTCATCTTCTCCAGCATCGCAATCGTGGCAGTTTTCTGCCGCCATTCGCGTTGCAAAACAGCGCCCTCGGTAGGGCAGTTGTCTTGCTGGTCGCGGTACGTGCCTTGTTCTTTGTCGCTCATCATCATTCCTTCGATTTGGCCCGGTATGGCCTGTTGAGCCACTTGCGCAGCTTGTCCACGCCCCTGCGCATCAGTTCCGCATAGTCCGCGTCTGTGAGCCTGATGGTGCGCGTGCGGGCGATGTCTGCGGCAGGCTTTACGGGCCTGCCTCTGGTGGGCTTGTTATGGTCCACCACGGTTTAGAACCGAGTGAAGCGGAATTTTGCAGACCCAAACTCGTAATCGGCCTGCATGGCCGCGCGATCGGCAGTGAAGAACTTGGCAGCGTCCCGGATGAACTTGCCAGCCACTTGCCCATGCTGACGAGCAGGGACGGCGCAAGAGCCATCAGCGCGAGGCCGAACAGTAGCGATACGAACCCAAGAACCAGAAGCGGTTTGCTGAGTGCAGAGAAGAGAGAACATGGAAACCTCCGAAGAAGAAAGTTGAAGAAAGTTCGCTTGGCCCATGTAGTTAATGTAATTACGTTTAATCGGCACGTCAACAACTATTTTGTAACAACGAAAATTAAGCTACTTTCCTTCCAACCAACCGCAGCGCATCCGCCTTCGTGCTGTTCAGCATGTGGGCATATCTCCGCGTGCTGGCCTGGCTCTTATGCCCCAAAACCTCGCCCACCGTATTGAGTGCCACGCCTGCGTTAATCATTTCGCTGGCCGTGCTATGCCTGAGCGTGTGAAACGTCGCCCACGGAATTCCTGCCTTGCGGGTTGCCATCGTGAAGTGATGACTTATGCAGCACTCGGTTATAGTGATCGGCCAGAGTTTGGACCTGACGATTCCCGCCAGTTTGTAATGGACTGGCGTTGACCGTGCATCGCCGTTTTTGGTGTCGGTCAGAACGAACAGGCCATCGATCAGCACTGCCCTGCGTATCTCGTCCTGGCGCATTCCGCTGTAGAAGGCGATGCGTGCGGCTAGGCGGGCTTGCTTGTTCGGGATCAGTCGGCAGATGGTGAGCATTTGCGCGCGGGTCAGGTAGACCTTGCGGGCGTTTTTCACGGGCGGCACTACAAGTCGACTCGCGGGGTCGTGATCGCAGTAACCGTGATGTTTCCATGCGTATCGGCACGCAGCTCGTAAATAAGCGATCCGGTTGCGAATTGTTCCCGGAGCAAGTTTTCCCACACTTGCCGCTGCGTATTCTCTACAGACTGCCGCAAGATCTGTAATATCTCGGCCAGTGTAGGCGTTGAAGCATCGTGCGAGTTCATCGGTCAGGCTCTTGTTTTTCAGTTGCGGGGCGCGTTCTTCGAGGTACACCAGCACGGCATCGTCGATCAGCCTTGACTCTGTGGTGACACCAGTTGCAAGGGCGTAGAGTCGCGCCGTTTCCTGCTGGTCGAACTTGGCGCGCTGATCCGCCGTCCAGCCTTTCGGAAGTAGTCGGCTAATGCGCTGCCGCGCTCCCCCGGCAATCGCACGGTCAAAGTTGAAGCGGTAACGGCCCTTGGCCTTGTCGTAATAGACTGACATTTGCAACTCTCCAGATATGCGCGAACCTCGTTCTCGTCGAAGCGCACGCCTTTGCCAATTTTGTACTTTGTGAGAATGCCGGACTCGCCCAGGCCATAGACGAACCGGGTAGACATGCCCATCATTTCTGCGGCTTGTGCGGCTTTGATCATTACAGGGCCTCTGCTACGAGCAAATACAGGACGCGCATGGCTGTGTAATTCATGCCAAGCATAAATTCTCCGGGGTTGATGTAAGCGACGACATCCATAAATGCTTCGTTTTCTACGTTCCACGGGTCCGCATCCTCGCACGCACTGCGCCGAAGCTCTGCCTTTATGTCGGCGCGGGTCATTTGGTGGCCTTTGGAGCGGGAGGGAGCGGCATCCAGCGGGTTGGCGTGTATATGGTCATCCACTCGCTGCACGTTTCAGTCACCCATCCATCGCGGCTGTGGTGCATGGCGACACAAACTCCCATGCGCTTCGTCGGCCCGACAAGGATCAGTTCATCCTTCGGCGCACTCTCAATGTCACGCCATCCAGGCTGTAGGGCGGACTCGATGGCGCGCGCCTGCCAACCCTCCCACCGGCATCTGACGTGAGTGTTGTAGTACGTGTCATCGCGGCGCACCAGTTCCTGCGTCCGATATTCGTTGTGCCACGCTTCAAATGCGGCGCGCTCATCACTCAGCCGCTGCACTGGCTCGGCTGGCTGCGCTGCCAATGCCGTTTCCACCATATGCTGATAAAAGGTGTCGTAAGCGTCCGCTGCGCTGGCGCCAACAATCGAGCACTCGCGCAGTCTGGCGTCAATCTCTATCAACGTTCGTTTGCATACCGTCTGTGCTTGCTGCTCGGCTGGCTGCGCTGGTGGGGCTGCGTATACGGGCGATAGCTTTGCTGCGAGTTTGGGAGACTCACGCATCCACATTCTGTTGGTCGCAGTGTTGTGCGTGAATCCTGACGGGCCGATCCAGCCCACCGGAACCTGCGCCCGCAGCCGTGCAAGCTCTGCGATCAGCCCCACAGCTTCCCGCAGATCGCGTGCAAACTGCATTTGCTCGTCATCTGCCCATGGTTGGTGTTCGTGTAGGTCGGCGTGCCTTGATAGGCGGTCTGCCAGTTCGGTCATGGTGTTTCCTTCATTGCCGATCGCGAACGATCGGCAGCACATCATTGATGCCGTGCCCGCGTTGCTCAGTAGTCAACATGCCGCGCAGATGCTTGCGGGCCTCATGTGCTGCGCGCTCGGGTGAGTATTGGTTCGGCGTCCCGGGCTCGTTGTTCACGCACCAGAGATAGCCGTAAGCGATCTGGATTGCCGCCTCCAGCGCCGCCACTCGCGCCTCCGCTGCAATCGCACGGTCTCGCCACGCGGCAAGCTGTCCTCCTTGCTCGTCGATCTGCTCGGATAGGGCGCGTTCGGCGTCTGTGATTGGGGTGGTCATGCTGCGTCCTTTTGCTGTGGTTCGTTCGCTACTAGCGCATGGGCTTGTTTGTGGTGCGGCTGGCATAGCCACACAACATCCAGCGGCCTGTCGTAGTCGGGGTGGTGGGCCACGGCTTTTTCGCCGCATACCCAACACGGTTGCTTTTTTAGGCGCCCGTCGCGCACGGCGTTGCCTACAGCGGTGTTCGCCTTCTTTCTTTGGGGAAACGTGGCGGCGTATTTGCGAACCGTTTCCTTCATCGCCGCCAATCGGTGCGGCATTGACGCACGCATCCTGTCGTAAGACCTGATTCGTTCCAAGTTTTCCTGACGGTGCATGTTGGCGTCCTTTTTGGTGCAATCAATGCACTTGTTAAGATGACCGTCGCCCATTTGCGCGTGCTTGTAGAAGGCGTCTAGCGGCTTTTCGCACAGGCACTTAAAGCAGCGTTTCATGGCTAAAAAGGGATCGAACTATCGTCCATGTCGTCGAAGCCACTGCCAGCTGCGGGTCGGCTGTTCTGACTGACGGCTGGCTTATTCGTGTTGCCCTGCGGTGCCGCGCCTTCACGCTTGCCGCCCATCAGCGCAACATCAGTTACGCGAACGTCCATGCTCTTGCGCTTGCCGCCGTCCTTGTCGGTCCATTCCCGCTCGGTGACGTTGCCGATTACCGTTACCTGCTGGCCCTTCGTCAGGTACTGGCTCAAGGCTTCTGCGCGCTTGCCGAACAGTGAACAGTTCCACCAGATGGTCGGTTTGTCCTTGCCCATGCTGTCGGCCACCGAGAAACTGCAGATAGGGTCGCCGTTTGGCAGGAAGCGCATTTCGCTGTCCTTGCCGATGTTGCCGCTGATGCTGATGCTGTTCATGATGTTCCTTACTTGATTTCCAGGCGGGTGCCTTTGGTGAGTTTTGCGCCGGGTACTTCCGTTCCGGCAGTGATTGCAGCTTTGATGGCCGTCTTGTCGGGCGCTGGTGGCGGCGGCTCGGGCTGCTTCATGTACTGCGCAGGGATAAGCCCCGGCTCGTAAATGTCAACCGCTGCCGGGTTGTCGCGTATCGACAGCTTGAAGAAGGGACATTCGATCTTCTGGATGCCTGCGAACTGCATGTTTTCCAGCACGTACCGGCGAAGCCCTGCAGCGCGGTTCTCCAGTGCCTTGCGCCGTGCGGCCATTTGCGCCTCGGCTTCCTTGATGGCGGCGGCTGTGGCTTCCAGATTGCGGGTAAACATGATGACGTTCTGCGCCTTCACCTCCAGTTCGCCAGATAAGCCCTCCAACGTGTCGGCAAGGGTCTGCTCGTCCAGATCCATGTCAGCGAGTTTTTCGCAATCGGCGCGGTACTCTGCCGCGAGTTCGTAGAGGGCGCTCATGCTGGCGCTCCTTCGGTGGCTTTGTCGGCCTGTGCGGCTGCTTTCTTGAGCATGGCTTGGTTTGGCTTCCAGAGTGAGTCTGGCGGCGTGTGCTTTTCGTAAGCCATGCGCAGCGCGTTTGTCCCAAGCATCGACGCATCGCGCAAAGCCTGCAGCACTCGCGATTCCTCGTCGGCCTGCGCCTTGACCGCTGCGTTGCCGTCGTCATCCTCTGGCGCGATACCGCAAGCGGCCATCAGGGAATACCTGCGGGCATACGTCATGGCTGATCCATACCCCTGCGCGTCTTGCTTGCTGGACGGTACGTGCAGCTTCCCGCTACTCAACACTTCGCCCGACTCATGCAGGAACACGGTTTCCACCGTCACACCTGAATCGACTTCATGGGAATGCTGCATAAGTGCAATCCCGTTCGCATTCAAGGCGTCCATTACAGCCTCCACACACGCGGAGAGGTCCGCATACTTGCTGCCCTTGAACGCGGGGTTTACGTTCGTCTTGAGTGCTGGCCCGAAGGCTTTTTGCGCCTTTACGAATGCCGCTGCGATCTGTTTCATGTTCAATCTCCTGTTGTTCAAGTTCGGCCATTACCTCGGCCATAAATTGCTGCTGACTCACCGCGCCACCACATTGATAAACAGCAGCACGAAAACCAGCGCGACGATGTACGCGACGATTTCGCGGTCGCTAGTCCTTGCTTTGCGTGTGCGCTCGATAGGGTCTGCGCCGTCCGAGAAATGGCAATCTCGCAACATGCGCGGGGCGCGTCCTGTCCAACTGCTGTTCATGCGTATCTCCTATCGGTTGCTTTGCGGTACTCGGCCCATGCCAATTCGGTATTCTTCTTTTCACAGCGCAAGGCATCTTCTAGCCGCTCAATCTCGCGCTTGGCAACGTCGCCCGATGCCTTGGCTACGTCGCGCCAAACCTTGTCCAGCCCGTGATAGGCTTCGGAAGTCGCAACACAGGAGACGCCGCTATAAAATCCGCTCTCGGTCCACTTGTCGATGATCTGCTGACCGACAAACTTGACGATTTCAGCGTCACAGGAAAGCGACTCGATCAGTTCGCGCTTTTCGTCTGCACTCATGTTGTCCAGTACATCGGTGAAGTGAAAAGACAGGCGACCGTCTTTGTATTCGGCGTTCATGCTTGATCCATCCATGCCGAGCGCGCAGCCCGGATAACCCGTTCCTGCTCGTCCAACGGCGCAGGCTCACTTGCAGCGCAGTCGCACACGTCCCACTGCTGCGGCGGCTTGCTTGCCATCACAGCTTCCAGCCATACCCAGGCGATGGCGATGATTACGAGAATGCCGATGATGGTTGCGGTCATGCTGGCTCTCCCTTCATCAGCAACGCCGATTCGCTCAGAATCTCGGCCAGCCGGGTTACCTCTGCGGGCGACAGGTGAACAGAGAAATACGCGCCAGTGCTGTCGATGGCGATAGTCGTCAGTCTGTCGTACGTGTTCACCGTGATTGCCGGTGCGCTTTTCTGGTCGCGGTCAAGTTCGCGGCGTGCTTGGTGGATGATGCTGGTCATGTCTTGCTCCTTAAATTGCGCGGCTCAGTTCGCGCATTGCTTGCTTGTCAAACTCGCCACGGTCCTGATACTTCAGTCGCTGGTTGTCCAGATCGTCAGCGCGCATTTCAGCGACGGCGCGCATGCACGATTCCTGCTCTTCCAGTTCGTCAATCGCTGCGTCCAGAACGACGCACACAGGGTCATCGCAGTGCAAGGTGCTGGTGATGGCCTTGAGGTACTCCAGCACTCCTGTGCTGTCTGTGCGGCCCTTGCGCAGGGCTGCGAGGGTTTCTGCGTGGCGCATGCTGTTCTCCTGCTGGTTATGCGGCGAGGGCTTCGACCTTCGGTGCCCACAATTCCGCGTGGGCGTCGATCAAAGCAAGCGCCGCGAGATATTCCGTACCGTGGTTGTTCATGCCGTGCGTTTCTGCAATGGCAAGCTCGAACTGATCGCGGGTATCAAAGAAACACCCGGCGCGGATCATCACTCCGGCGTCGGTGATGAACGCTTGCAGATAGTCCGAGCGCGATCCGATGGGGCCGATGGCGAGAAACGGGCGGTCGCCGACTAGTTTTTTGCCGCACAAGTTCGCGCCGTACAAGTTCGCGCCGCACAAGTTCGCGCCGCGCAAGTCCGCGCCGCGCAAGTCCGCGCCGCCCAAGTCCGCGCC